GAGGCGCCCCTCTCTTATCCGCACCTATGCAAAAGCTCCCCGCCTGCGCCCTTCGGCGCAGGCGGGGAGCTTTGCGATAGAACGGGGCTGCGCCGGCCCGGGCTTCCGCAGCGGGCGGGTCCTTCGGCCGCTTGGGTCCGGCGCAGCCCCGATGCCTCACTTCTCCTTTTGAAGCAGCTGGTAGAGGCGATAGAGGAACACCATCGCCTGCTCCCGGGTGCAGAAGCTCTCATACTGGGGATTGCCGTCCCCGTCGCCCCTGAGGATGCCGCCGCTCTCGGCCCAGGCCCGGGCCGCGGCGGAAAACTCCGCCGCCGGCGCCTGGGAGCGGGCGCGCAGCCAGGCGTCCATTCTCTCGTCAAACTGCTGCTGTGTCATGATCTCCTCCTCGTCATACCTCGGCCGGCAGGCCCCGGCCACATAGGCCGGCGGGCGCACCCGCCGCATCACGGCGCCGCCGTCGTCGTCGCTGGCGGTGCCGGTGTTGCCCTCGATGGTCACCAGCTCCCCGTCGGCCCGAACGCTCTCCAGCAATCCGATGTGGCGGATCACCGGCCCGCCGAAATCAAAAAAAAGCAGGTCTCCGGGGCGGTAGCCTTCGGTGACGAAGACGCCCTCCCGCCGGGCGAAGGCCGCCAGCGCTCCGCAGGAGGCCGTCCTTCCGCCGCCGAAAAACAGGGCGGAGAGCCCCGCCTCCCGGAACAGCCACCACAAAAACACGCAGCACCAGGGATATTCCTCCCCACAGACACTGCGGCCGTAGTAGGCGGTGTTGTACTTCACGCAGTTGCTGCCGGGCGGGTTCTCCCGCACGCCGATCTCCGCCTGCGCCAAGCGCAGCAGGGTTTCAATCTCCGCCATGGCCGCTCTCCTGCGCCACGGTCTGCGCGGCCGCGCAGATGCTCCGGGCGGCGGTCTGGGCGGCCGCCGCGTCGATCTTTCCCTCGGCGGCGATATAGGCCGCCACGGAGATCACGGCGGTGACGGCGCCGGCCACCGTGGCCACGGCGGAGGCGTCCACCCCGAAGGCCATGGCGATGCCGGTCACGACGCCGGCCGCCGCCATCCAAAACTTTCGGGAGGACAGCTTGCGAAAAATGCTCTGCAATTTCAAAGGCATGCTCCTTTCCAATTGTTCAGCAGTCGCGCTCCGGGTTCATGGCCGCGTCGTAGGTGATGCCGCCGCGGGTATTTTCGGCCTTGGACTTGCCGAAATACGCGCACAGCACCACGGCGCTGGCCGCCTGCAGCGCTCCGATCAGGGTCGTCAGGTAGGGCAGCGTGCCCGTGTAGCCCCGCAGAATAGCCAGCCGGCAGAAGTACAGCACGGCATAGGTGGACGAGGCGTCCACCGTCAGCACGCCGCAGGCGATAAACTTGGAAAAGCTCCATGGGCTCCGCCTCTTCATACTATGCGCCTCCCCTGGTCAGAAGGAACGAGACGAAGGCTCCGGCCAGCACCAGCAGCACCTTGTCCAGCAGGCTCTCCCAGCGTTTTCCGGGGCGGCTCTCCAGCTCGGAGACCTCGCGTCCCATCCGCTCCACGCTCCGGGCGGTGCTCTCCTGCTTGGTGGCCAGCACCTCCACGGCGGTGGCCAGGCGGTTGAGGGCCTCCTGCCCCCGCTCCAGTCCCTCGATGCGCCGGGTGTTGGAGCGGAGGCGCTGTTCCTGCTCGGCCAGCACCACAGCCAGGTCCTGTTCCATAGCGTTCCTCCTTACACGTCCTTCTGAAAGCTCTCCCAGGTGTGCTGCCGGCTCTCTGCGTACTCCCAGGTAAGGCCCCGGGCCTCGCACTCGGCAAAAGTCAAAAACCGGAAGTAGAATTCCGTCTCCAGGTGGCAGGGCACAATGTCCAGGATGATCCTGCGGATCCGGGTAAAATCCGCCGGCTCTCCCGCCGTGTCGGGAAACAGGACCCGGATGCGGCCGCCGCCCAGCTCCCGGGCCTCCGCCAGGATACCGCAGCCCCGGATGGTCTGGTTGATGGCCGACAGCGTCAGGCTGTCGCCGGCGATCTGCTCCAGGGCGGCGATCGCCGCCCGCCGCAGCTCCACCGTGGGCGCGGCGGGCGCGCGGGCAAACAGCGCCTCCCGGCGCGCCAGCCCCGCATCCTGCGCCGTCATGGTCAGGGCCTCCCGCTCGGCGCTCTCCAGCTTTTCGCTCACCGCGTCCAGTCCGGCGCCCAGCGCGAAAAGCTCGCTGCCCGAGGCGCTGCCCTCGCTGAGATCGTAGACGCCCAGAGGGGAGAGCAGCGCCTGCAGGAACGCTTCATACTGCGCCATGGCCTCACGCCTCCCCGATTTGGGTGATGTGCAGCGTCCCCAGCACCGGCAGCACTGCGCTGTCGGCCGCCGTGTCCGCCGCGGGGGCCAGCAGATGGTAATTGCGCACGCCCTCCACGCCGTAGAGCACGCTGCCCAGCTTGGCGGTCAGCACGGCCTCGCCCAGCAGCTTGCCGGTAAAATAGCTCCGCACCGCGCGCTCCGCGGCTTCGCTCACCGCCGCAAAGTCGGTGCCCTCCTCCACAGCCAGCTCCGCCGAGACGTCCACGGTCCGCTCCGTGGGCGCCAGGACCTGCACGTCCACCGCGATCTCCCGCTTGGCCGCCAGCTCCGACCGGAGCTCCTCCAGCAGCGCCGGCGCCGGCGCGCCGCCGGGGGACGCCACATGGACGTCCACCGTGCCGATGCCCCGGGCGCGGCCGATGGCGGTGGCGGCGGCCACGCCCTCGTGGGCCATGGCCGTCTCCTCGTAAAAGGCGGCGTTGGCGCCGTTGGGCAGGCGCTGAAAGCTGGCCAGCAGCCGCGTCCGCAGGGAATTGTCGTCCTCGCTGTCGGCGCCGCCGGAAAAGGCGGCGGGGTTCGTGCAGCCGGTGACACCCGCCGGGCAGGCCGTCAGAATCGTGATCGTCCCGGCCAGCGCGTTGCCGGCGCTGCCGGCCTCCGCGGCCCGGGCCGGAGCGTCAACGTACAGGCTGCCCGCCGCCAGAATCACGGCTTGCGTGGTCTCAAAGCGCACCTCGTCCGCCGTCATGCACACGGTGCCGGCCTCCACGTTCAAATCCGCCGCCGGCGCGGCGGCCACAGAAAAGCGCAGCGTGCCCGCAGCCTGCACGGCGCCAGTGCGGGAGAGCCCCCGCTCCTGAGCCAGATAGTCCAGATACTGCCCCTCCGCCGTCTGGGGAAAACTCTGCTGAAGCACCCAGTCCGCCTGGATGTGCAGCGCCTGGAGCTCTGCCGCCGCGGCATAGAGGCGCAAACTCAGCTCACAGGTGTCCTCCGGAGTATAGCCCGCCCGCTGGGCAAACGCCGCCAGCAGTTCGGCATAGATCTCGTCCGCCGTTTTCAAACCCATTCCTCCTCATTGCACCGACAGTCTCACCGTCAGGTCGCCGCCCTGATAGCGCAGTCCCACCCGGAGCCCGGCGGCGGTGCCGCCGGACTCCGTCAGCTCCACGCTCTCCACCGCAAGCCCGCTCTCCTCGGCCAGGGCCTCCGCCACGTACTGCTCCGCCGCGCCCTGGCGGCGGGCGGCGGGCACGGTGCCCAGCTGCCAGAGCCGGCTTCCGAAATTCTCCAGAAAGGGGAAGCTCCCCCGCCGGGCGGTGAGCCGCAGGGTCACCCGCTGCGCCAGGGCGTCCTTCCCCGTGACGGTAAGGAACCCGCCGTGCCCGTCGGAGACATAGTCGCCGTTTCGAAGCATCAGTCCCATCAGCCGTTCCCTCCCGCCGCCGGCGTCCCGGCGTTGCAGCTCGCGCCGTTGATGCTGAGACTTCCGGCAACGGCCACGGCGCCCCGCAGAACGATGGTGCCGCCGCAGATCTCCGCGGAGCCGTCCCGGCGCAGACAGACGGACGCGCCTCCCGGCGCGTGCAGGCAGATCTCCCCGGGCCTCAGCCCGCCGGGGACGTCCTTGGGCATGGCTCCGGCCACGCAGCACTCCTCGCCTCCCGGTCCGCCCCGGATCACCAGCACGGTGTCGCCGCTGTCCGGCTGCCAGGCGTATCCGCCCGGTCCGAAAACCGGCAGGGAGCGCACCTCGCCCCGGGTCACCACGCCGGCGCTGTCCCCGGCGATGGTGGTGACGCCCAGGTCCGCGTCCCCGGCGGTTCGGGGCTGCTTGATCTTGCTTGAAAGCCACATATCAGTCTCTCTCCTTCAGTGTCAGCGTCGTGATCTCCCCGCTGCGGCCGCCGGTGTGCTCCACCTCCGCCACGCGGTAGTCCCCCGTGATTCCGCACTCGCCCCGCTCCAGGCGCACGATGTCTCCCGGCCAGGCCCGGGGCGGTCCCGGCAGCGCCGCGGTGACGCTCACCTCGTCCTCCCGGGACCGGGCGATCTGGTACTCCCCCGTGTAGCGCATGGCGTCCCAGGTACTCTGTCCGGGGGTGTAGATCACCCGCCGGCACTGGCCGCCCCGGCTCTGAAAATCGGCATTTTTCACAGTGTAGCCGACACCCCGGGTCTTGTCGATGACCAGCGCCTCGCTGAGTACGCCGTAGTGGTTTTCCCGTTTGCTCAGGCTCAAAAGCGGGGTGCCGCCGTCCAGTACGATGCGCCGGCCGCTGTCCCGCTCCGGGGCGGCCAGCAGCCGTCCATAGCGGTCGAACCGGGGGGAGAAGCCGCCGTAGGCGCGGCAAAAGCCCTCCAGGGCCCTCCACTGGCTCTCCCCTGCCGCCACCGTGTAGACGGAGGCGGCCCGCAGGCCTGGCTGCGCCTCGGCGCAGGAGATGCCGTAGGGCGTCACGTGATTTTTCAGGATGTCGGAGAGCGTCGCGGCCTGGTAGGTCACCGGCCGGGATTCATTGTCCAGCAGCCGGGCGGCAAAGCCCCGGCCCAACAGCGTCAGGGTGCGCCCCTCCGTGCTCTGGCGCAGCACGTATTCGTCCACGGTGCCCCGCAGCTCCACGCTCTCGCCGATGGCGGAAAATCCCGCCGCCCGGTGCAGCACGCCGGCCATTTCGGCGCTGCAGGGGCAGGTGACGGCGTAGCTGTCGCAGGGCACGGAGCCGGTGAGCGTCACCCGCCACTCCAGCAGAGGCGGCAGGTCGCAGACCTGGTGGTCGCAGGTGGTGATCCGTCCGGTCACGGCAGCCTCACCTTCTCTCCGGGGTAGATCAGGTTGGGGTTTTTGATCTGGGGATTGACCGCGAGCAGGCTTTGCAGCGTCACCCCGAAGCTCCTGGCGATGCCCCAGAGGGTGTCCCCTTTTTTGACCGTGTAGGTCCGCTCCGCCCCGGCCGGGGCGGAGACGGCGGTGCTCTGGGCGGCGGAGACCGTGCGGAGTCCCGCGGCCGCCTCCCCGTCCTCCCAGAAGGCGAAGGAGTAGCGGACGCAGTCCGGCTGGGGCTTTTCCTCCAGCGTCAGCGTCACGAAGTAGGCGCTGGCGGTCTGCCACAGGGGGTGGACCAGCAGCCCCGGCCCGTCGTCGTAAAAGACCTCCGCCAGCTTCCGGAACTCCTCGTAGGCGCTCTCCCCCGCGAAGGTCCCCTCCCCCCGCATGATCCGCGCCTCCCGGCCCAGGTCCTGCAGGCAGTAGCCCCCAAAGGGCTCCTTCAGCGCAGCCAGGCGGCGGGTAAAGCCGATGGTGTAGATCTCCGGGTTGTGGGGCCAGGTGTAACCCTTGTAGCGCATGGGTGTCAGATTCAACCGCTCACGCTCCTCTCAGTACAGGGAAAAGCCGCCGTCGTAGCGGCGGGCGTCCCGCTCGTAGGCCCGGGAGAGCTCCCGGGCGGCACTCTCTCCCGTTCCCGCCGGGAAACGCCCGGCGTCCTCCAGGGTCCGTTCCTCCGTCTCCCCCTCGGCCTCCGCCGCGGCGTAGGCCGCCGCGGCCCTTGTCCCGTCGGCCTCCCCGCTCTCGGGAAGGAAGCGCCGCAGCCGCTCCCGGCTGCGGCTTTGCAGCGCGCGGCCCAGGATCTCCAGCCGCGCCGTCTCCGCCTCCGACGTCCCGGCGGCCGCTTTTTCCTCCGCCGGATCGCTCTTGGCCGGAGCGGCGGAGGGCCGCGCAGGGAGGTCCTCCGCCGCTTCGGCCTCCGTCCGCTCCCCGGTCAGCGCGGACAGCAGCCGCTGCTGCCGGGCCAGGATCTGCCCGATGTAGTCCATACTCAGCCCTCCCGCAGCGCGTGAAACCGCGCCGGATCGAAGCGGGGATTGACGGCGCCGGGCCGCGGCGTCTCCTCCCCGCCGCCCAAGCGCCGCAGCAGACTCTCCATTTCGCCGAAGGTCAGCTCCGCCAGCACCGCCTCCCCGTTGGGAAAGGCGGCCTCCTCCCCGGAGAAGCACGCCTCGGCCAAAACCTGGGCGTTGCACAGCGCGGCACGCTCCGCACCGTCCTCCGTCTGCGCCCGGACGGCCCGGCGAATCTCCAGCAGCCGCCCCGCCCGCAGGGGGCGCAGCTCCAGCTCCTCCGTGCTCATGCGGTGGTCTCGATGCGCCGGGAGGCCACCACGGTGATCTTCTCGGCCACCATAGCATCCAGCTCGCCGCTCTCGGCGATGCTGCTCCACTCACAGCCGCTGTAAATAATCTTGCGGTCCGGCTTGCAGATCACCAGGGAAAAATCCCGCAGATCGTAAAAGTTGATGCCGTCGGAGACGGCGTCGTCGGTGGCGTACAGCCGGGTCAGCTCCAGGGTGTACTTGCGCTGCCCCGCGATGGTGGCCACCGGCTCGCTCTCGCCGAAGGCCTCCACCGCCTGGCTGGATTTGGCGGCCTTGGCGGAATAGCTCTGCACCACGGCCACTTTTTTGCCGTCCAGCTCCAGATAGATGTCCGAGCTGGTGGGAAAACCGGTCACTTCCATAGGGAATGGCTCCTTTCTTCTCCTTGTCCGCCGGCGGAACTCAGACCGTGATGTGGGCCGTCAGGCAGATCTGGTTGAGGCCGTGGGCCACGGCGAAGCTGAACTCCACCTCGCATACGGTGGGGTCGTCGGCGCCGGCGGCGGCCGTCACCTCGCCGTAGCGGTCGATGATCTGGGCGGCCACCTTCTTCTCCAGCTCCACGATGACCTGGGAGCGGATGGCGCTGCGGTTCTGGGCGGTATTTTTGGTCCGGGTAAACTTGCTGCGCAGCGCGCTGCGCACGGCGGGGATCACATCGTCCACGATGAGGATCGTGGTCAGCTCCCGCCAGGTGGCGTCGGCGGCGCCGCCGGAGGTGGTGCGGGTGGTGATGCCGCGCACCGGCGAGATGACGCCGCCCTCGGCGCACAGCGGCGTCACGCCGCCCCGCACCAGCAGGTCGATGTCGTTGTCGCTGTATGCGGCGCGCAGGCCTCCCAGACCCGCCAGCTCCGCGCCGTTAAGCGGCACGGCGGCGTCCCGGCCCGCGGCGATGGCGCCGGCCACAGCGGCCGCCGCAAAAACGGAGGGCAATGTCCCGCCCTCCGCGTCCAGGACGTCGGGCCCCACCAGAACCGCCCGCTCGCTGTTGAGCTCGGCGGCCCGGCTCACCAGGGCGGCGACGTCCTCGCCGGAGCTGCCCAGCAGCGCGATGCGCTCTCTCCGGGCCGCGGAGGCAGAGACGGCGCTGTCCCGCAGCGCCTTTTGCACGTCCAGCTGGGCGCTGTCGCACACCAGCAGCTGCACGTCGTCCAGCCCCTCCAGGGCAGTGAAGGCCGCCTGGTAGTCGCTCAGTGTCCCGGCGTCCGCCGCGCGGACGGCCCGCACCGTAGTGGCGCCATTGGAAAACAGCAGCCGCAGCAGGGCGGACATGCCGGGGCTGGCGGCGGCATCCTCTCCGAAGGCCGCCGCGCCCGCGGCATAGCCCGTCAGCGTGACCACGGCGCCCACGGTGCCGCGGACGGCCCTGGCGGCCACGCCCACCGTCTTGCTACCGTTTCCCGCAAAGACCGCAGAGGATGCGTCGTAGGACGAATATACGCCCGGGCGCTCATGAAGGATCGTACTCAATGGGTCACCACACCTTTCAGCGTAAAGTCCAGCAGGGCTCCGCTCTCCGCGTCCGTCTCCGCGATAAAGGCGGCTCTGCATTTCAGTCTGCCCCGGCGCAAAAAGCGCTGGGTACTCTTCTCCCAGACCACGGCCTCCCAGGCCAGCTCCCCGGGCCGGATGCCCGCGGGCAGCGCCGTGAGCAGCGCTTGGGCGGCGGTCTCCATGGCGGTCTCGCATCCGGCCGCGCTCTCGCACCGCACGTCCACCCGGATGCACACGTCCATCTGCCGGCCGTAGAGCTCCCGGACTGCGCCGGTGCTCTCGTCCCAGCTCTGCCCCAGATAGTCTCCAAAGCCCACCGGTCTGCTGCCGGCGTCCGCCACGTCCACGGCCGCAGCGGGGCCGGCAATCTCCCGGGCCGCGCCGGCGTAAGCCGGGGCGGCGGTCAGCCCTGCGCCCTGCAGCGCGGCGATCACCGCGCCGCTGATCTGACTCAGTCCGTTCACCTCACGCCTCCTCCCGCTTTCGTTCCAGCACCGCCCAGCAGTAGATCGTCTCCTCCCCCGCGCAGACAGGGGCGGCGGTGCGCACGAAGAACCGCTCGCTCCCCCGCTCTACCGTCTCGCCCGCCGCCAGGGTCTCCCCGGCCAGGCAGGTCCACAGCCGGTCGTCCACGCTTCCCAGAGAGGTCATCGTATAGGGGTCGGCCTTTTCCCGCTCCCGCACGGGCTGCAAAAACGCCCGGACGCTCCGGCTGCCGCCCGGGCCCGCCACGGCGACGGTCTGTCCCCAGCGCTGCAGGATGCGCGCGAATGTCTCCCTCACGCCCGCACCCCCAAAAAGCGGAAACTTTTGTCGCAGGCGTAGGGCGTCATCAGCTCTTCGGCGCTGCGGCGCATGGCCTCGGCGGTCTTGGCCGCCTCCCCTCCGGCGGCGGTCTGCACCGTGACGTCTCCCGCCGTGAAGCGGCTCACGCCGTCCCGGCCCGCCCGGGCGGTCAGCAGCTGCGCCGCCGCGGTGAAGGCTGCGGCGCAGGTAAGGGCCGCGGCACAGTCGTCTGCCGTCACGCCGCTTTGCAGCCGGCCGGTCCACTCCGCCTCGGCGGCGGCGGTCAGGGCGTCCAGCAGCGCGCTCTCCGCCGCGTCCGCCCCCGCCATGGCTGCGGCCAGGTTCACAATGGTCTCATGCATGTTCGCTCGCTCCTTCCTCCGTCTCCGTGTGCGCCGCTTTTGCGGCGCACACGGGCGGCACTCAGATGCTCAGGACCTTGGATGCCTCGGTGAAGAGCTTGGCAAAGCCGGAGATGGAGGTGATGGCGGCGCGCTCCAGCTGGCGGTCGATGAGCTTGTCGTACTCCACCGTGCACGTCGGAGCCGTTGATCATCTCCAGGGCGTAGTTCTTGTCCAGGCCGATGATGGTGCCCGCCGGGCAGGCGGAGGTGCGCAGCAGCTTGGCGCCCAGGGGGTTGGTGAGCTTGCCGGTGCCCTGGAAATTGAGACCCGGTCAGGGGATTCTGGAACTCCGCGCAGCTGGCAGCAGCTTCCAGCATCACGTCGGCTCACCAGCATGGTGTTCATGGTGTAGGGGTCGAACTGGCTCCAGAAGTCCAGCAGCTGCGTCGTAGCTCAGCGTCCCCTTGGTGCCGCCGATGGGCGCGGTGCCGACGGCGAAGGCCGGGGCGGCGTTGTCGTTGCCGTCGCCGTTTCAGGATGCACGTCGATGGCGTCCTCCAGATGCATGCGCCGATGGTGGCGCCGATCTGGCGCAGCGTGACGGAGAAGAGATCCAGCCGCTGGAAGCGGATGGCCTCGTAGGACGCCACCAGCATGCCTGCCGCGCTTGTGCAGCCGCACCAGATTCTCCTGGGTGCTTGATCGGCGGTGGCGGGGATTTCCGCGCCCTCCTCCACGCGGCGCAGGGCCTTGTCCTCCTCGGTGGGAACGGAGGCGATGGAGCGGTAGTCCATGCCGTCGAAATTGGTGACGGTGGCGGTGATGGCGGGCAGGACGGTCGTCCTCCTCCATGCCCTGCGCGCACCACTGCGGGAGACGTATTCCGGGAACAGCACGGCGGATTCGGAGGTGTGGAAGAACTTCTCCACCGCGTCGCTGCCGGCGCCGCGCACGCGGATGTCGAAGCGCTTGAGCTGGCGCTGGAAGGCGTCCATGCCCTCGTAGGCGCGTGCCGCGGTAATTCTCGCTGGGGTCCAGCTCCTCCAGCGCCTGGGAAAAGGCTTTCTTGCCGCTGCGGCCGTACATGCCCTTTTCCAGATGCGATGTTTTCATAATGATAGGCCATGATTCTGCCTTCCTCCTTACAGCAAAAAGGTGACGGTTTTTGGGCGCTCGTCCACGTCCGACCACCAGACGGCTGCGGCCGGCGGGATCGGTCCTTGACGCCGCCGCTGCCGTCGGCGGACAGGCGGTCATAGCCCGCCGGCAGGGAGCCGCGCCGGAATAGGCCAGCGGTGACCATGCCGCCCAGCTGCCACGGAAGCAGGCGTCCCCGCTCCGATCCACGGACGGCGGCCGCGCCGCAGAAAGGCGTCATCCGTCGGCGCAGGGCGCTCACGGTGCCGGGGGCGCTGAGCTTTACCACGCCTGCCCTCCGCCACGCTGCCTCGCCGCAGGCGAAGGTGGCGCACCACTGGCCGATGGAATCATAGGAAAGCTTCATAAAATACCTCCTGAACATCATATTTTGCATCCGCTGCCCGTGCGGGATTGCACGACATGCCGTCCGCCTCACACGCGGAAGGCGCCTCGAATCGCTCTCCGCAGGGCTCGCTGGGGTGTCCGGCGGCGGAGCTGGGGCGTCGAATGGGAAAGCGCGCCCGCACGGCGGGCCTCGATAGCCCTTTTGCAGCTCCAGCAGCTCCGGCTCCTCCAGCTTCTCGGCCACAGCGGCGGAAAAGGTTTCGCCGTCCAGCGTGTCGTCGGCCAGCATGGCCAGGCGCACCACCTCCCGGCGCAGCCCCGGCATTTGAGGTAGTTCCGCCCCAGCTCGCGCCTCCCGTAGCGCAGCTCCCGAAAGATCCTCGCCGCCCACGCCGGTGCCGGTGAATTTCTTCACCACCCCGGCCTCCCGCTGGGCGGGCACGGCCACAAAGGACCACTCGTAGGCGTCGGTGGGCTCCCGCAGCTCGGCAAAGCAGAGCTTTCCGCCGTACTCCCGGCCCGGATGTGCTCGCAGGTCCCGCTCTCCGCGCCGCACGACGGAGCATACGCTCCGGCGCACGGCGCAGCCCACGGAAACCTCCTTTTTGATGCCGCCCTCAATCTCGGCCGGATGAGCTCGGCGTTCTTGTCGCCCCGGAGCAGATAGGCCCAGCCCTTGAGCCAGCAGTAGCCGTCTCCGGCGGCGGTCCTGCGCTCCGGCTCGTGCACCAGCTCCGTCGGTATAGATGCGGGCGGTCTGTCCCTCGGCCGACCACTGGTGGTCGAAGATGCCGGTCTTTGCCCACGAACAGGTCCCCCAGCGGGCTCAGAGCCGATTTTTCGTCAAAGCGCTCAAAATCCCGGTCCACCTCGTTGTCGCACAGCCGCACAGCAAAGCAGTACACCTGCTCCGCCGTCAGCGGCTTGTGCGGGTGAAGGCGGTTGATGCAGCGCCAAATCCGTCCTCGTCCGCGGCGCAGGGGGCCGACGGCCTGCTGTTTGGAAATCTCCATGTGCGGCCGTCCTGGGCGGCCGTCCTCATTTTTGCCTGTCAGCTTAGCGGTCAGTCTTCGCCCGCGCCGGTTTCCCGCCCTGCTGCTCCGCCGCGTCGTTCTCGATGCGCAGCTTTCGCGCCTGCTCCCGGTAAAGTCTCGGCCCGGGCCTCCTCCACGTCGTCCTGCAGATTGATGTGATCCCACTCCACGCAAAAGCCGCAGGTAGCCGTGCATGCGCAGCCACATGGAGCAGATCCGCTCCCGCATGGGCGTCAGCGTGCGGCGTATGGCGGTGAGCTCGCTGGTCAGCATGTCCGCCTGCTGGGAGCTCATGCGCTCGGTGGTGCTCCAGTTCAGCCCCAGCATAAAGGGCGGAATCCCGTCTTGGCGATGAGCTGCTCCAGTATCTGCCGCACCGGGCACCTCGCTGTCCAGGATCTGGTTGTCCGCGCCGATGACCCTGATGTCCACGTCGCCCACGGCCACGAAATCCCGCACGGAGCCGTTTTTGCCGTCTGCATGGCGGCGCTCCACTGGGGCTATCTGGATTCGGCTGCGCTCCTGGGCCGGCCGCGTCCATCAGCTCATCTCGCCGGGGCAGGTGACGGCGAAGCGCACGTTGCCCGCCCGCTCCCAGTTGACGCCCACCGTGTCGTAGATCTTCAGCAGTATGTCCGCCAGAAAGGGCATGCTCCGCAGCAGCGACACGCCGTAGGGCGAATCCGCCTCGGGATTGAAGGGCGTGAACAGCAGCAGTTCCTGATAGGGCAGCGGCCGCATCATGCCCCCGTTTGGTCCCCCGGCCCGCAGATGGTGAAGTCCAGCGGCGTCGCGCCCTCCTTTATCTCGATGTCCGCCACGTCTGCCGCACAGCACGCCGCGATGTCCGCAGAGCCGCGGGTGACTATCTCGCCCACGGCCCGGCCGCAGGTTAGCATGGAGTCCAGATACTGATCCATGAAAGGCTGTTGATGCCCGTACTGTCCCCGGCCCGGTGTTCACCGTGCGCAGAAACTTCGCCAGCTCCGGCCTCCGGCTTTTTGTCGCCGCACTTCACGCTCAAAGCCGCCGGTGAGCCGGATGAGCTTCATAGATGGCGGCGTCCACCACGGGCACCGCCTCCCTGATGGCGGCTGTACAGCCTGTATGCTCTCCGCCGCCCAGCGGCACATAGCCGTCGAAGCATGCCGAAGGGATGGCGTCTGCCGTCCCGCAGCTGCGCCGACGGGCGGCGTCCGGGTCTGTTTCCCGGCAAATAAGTCTCATTTGCCCGACCTCCTCATTCAAAGTTTACATAATTTCTTGCGCATTTCAGCTCCTCTCGGCCTCACGCCGCGCTCGAACACGGCGGCAAAGCCCGCTCCTCCCGCGCCACCTCAGGCGGCGAAGTAGCGCATGTCGTCCATGGCGTGGTCGTTCTGCTTCACCGGGGCGTCCCGGGCGCCGCTCTCGTCCCAGCAGTAGAGGCCGAACTCCCGCAGGGCGTCGCCGCAGCCGGCGCAGATCACCAGCCGCCCGTTTTTCAGCATGTCCGCCGTGACCCGGATGCCGCTCGAGCACACGTCGTTGTCGGCCTTCTCGGCGGGCAGCCCGCCCGCTCAGCAGGGCCTCGATAAAGCTGGCCGCTGACGGGTCCACCACGATGCGCCAGCTTCCGTCTCCCGCGAGGCTCACCAGATCCCCACGTATTCCGCGTCGGTTTTCTGCCGTCCCTCCCGCCGGGAGTCGTAATAGAACTCCCGCAGCCTGTACCAGACGCCGTCCGGCTGCCCCCACAGCCCCAGTGAAAAGGGATTCGCGGTGCCGTAGTCGCAGGACATGGCGAATTTTTCGCAGTCCTCCGGCGGCGGGCGCAGCATGGTCTCGTCGAAGAAGTCGTACACTCTGCCCTCGGCGGCCACCCACTCGCCCAGAATGAACCGGCGGTAGAAGACGCCGGAGTATGCCCCGGTAGCGGCCCGGACCCGGGGCGTCAGGCCGGGGTTGTCCTCCATGGTAAAGTGCAGGTACAGCGCCCGTTTTTCTCGGCCGCCCGCAGGATCCACTCCCGGTAGAACCAGTGCTGCGGCCCCTCCGGGTTGCAGTTGAACCACAGCCGGCTGCCCGGCACGGAGCAGCGGGCGCAGGCCTGCTCCACGAAGGAGCGGGGCATCAGCGCCGCCTCGTCCAGCAGCACGCCGGCGAAGGTGCACGCCCTGGATCAGGCCGGCGCTGAGCTCTCGTCCCGTGCCGCCGAAGAGGAGTAATCGGTGTTGCCTGCCGCCGATAGCGCACGTCAGGGCGTTTTTGGAACTCGCTCCTCGCAGGCAAAGCCTAGGCTCCCGCAGCACGGGGCAGCAGCTCCGGCAGCAGGTTGCGCCGCAGGGAGCCGATGGTCTTGCCGCACAGACCGAACTGCCCCGTCGAAGCTCCGCATGGCCCAGCAGGACGAAGGAGAGCCCATGCACAGTGGTCTTGCCGGAGCGCACGGCGCCGTCGCAGATGACGGCGTCGTACTCCTCGTCCTGGCAGCCACCAGGTCATGGCCCGGCGCTGCTTGGGCGAAAGGCGCAGCGCCCCTCCGCCGCCGCTCATGTCTGGGCGCCGGCCTCGTCCAGCGCCCGAAAGAAGTCCTCCGCTCCGTCCGCCGTGCCGCCCCAGCGAGGGAACACAGCACCTCCAGCGCCCGGATGCGGTCCACGAATTTGACCTCCACGCCCTTTTCCGTCACCCGGAGCTCCGACACGGCGGAGAGCTCCAGCTCCTCCGGACGGGTGTCTCCCCCGTCCGGCGCGCAGGGCCAGCGCCGCGGCGTCGTTGGCCCGTCCGAAGGCCAGCTCCGCCAGCCGCCGGACGGCGTCCTCCCGGGTGATCTGGCCGGAGAGGCTGCCGCGCATCCGCTCCAGCCGCTTCCGGACCCCGGGGCTCCCCAGCATGGCCCAGCCGTCGCCGCAGCCCGCGGCCCGGGCGGCCCGCTGCGGGTCCAGCGTGCGGAGATAGGCGCCGCAAAAGCTCTGTATCTGTTCCCACGCTCCAGCTCTTCGTCATATCCTGCCGTCCTTCCTTTCCCCAAGTAG